CTCTATTGAGAAAGTTACTGTTACTGCAAAGACACGTGCTTTGAAGGCAGAATACTCAATGGAACTTGCACAAGACTTGAAAGCAGTTCACGGTCTAGATGCAGAAACAGAATTGGCAAACATTTTGTCTTCTGAAATTCTTGCTGAGATTAACCGTGAAGTTGTTCGTACAGTTTATGCATCTGCTAAAATCGGTGCACAAGTTGGTACAACTACTGCTGGTGTATTCAACCTTGACACAGACTCTAACGGTCGTTGGATGGTTGAAAAAGTTAAAGGTTTGGCATTCCAAATCGAGCGTGAAGCTAATACTATTGCCAAGACAACTCGTAGAGGCAAAGGTAACATCATGATTTGTTCATCTGATGTTGCATCTGCTTTGGCAATGGCTGGCATTCTTGACTATCAATCAGCTTTGCAAGGTCAAGTTAACCTAACAGTTGACGATACAGGCAATACATTTGCTGGTACTATCTTCGGTCGTATCAAGGTCTATATTGATCCATACTTCCCTGCTAACTTCTCTAGCGAATTCGCTGTTGTTGGTTACAAAGGTACTAACGCATATGATGCTGGTCTGTTCTACTGCCCATACGTACCGTTGCAAATGGTTCGTGCAGTTGATACTGGTACTTTCCAACCAAAGATTGGTTTCAAAACTCGCTACGGCTTGGTTGCAAACCCATTCGCAGAAGGTGCTACGCAAGGTTTGGGCGCATTGAACGCACAAGCTAATAACTACTACCGTGCATTCCGCATCAGTAACTTGATGTAATATAAACCTCCGTTAAGAGAGGTACTTAAAAGAGGGACAGAAATGTCCCTCTTTTTTTTGCTTTATAAATACCACTATGACAGCACTAACAAGAAACCCAACCAATCCAAATTACTTACAACCGAATAAGTTTATATTGACGTTTGGAAGAACGCCTAATGTAACCTATTTTTGTCAGTCTTTAGGTATACCAGGCCTATCATTAGGTGAAGTACCAGTCAACAACCCATTCTTGGATGTTTATTCTCCTGGCGAGAAAGCTGTATATGATTTGTTGAATGTGACCTTTATGGTCGATGAAGAATTGAAATCATGGTTAGAAATACATGATTGGATTCGTGCGATGACTTTCCCTACAGACTTTGCGGAGTATAGAGAACTACCTAGATTGAATAAGTTTATGAGTTCGAGGCAAGATACTAAGCCACAATACTCTGATGCCTCCGTGGTATTGTTGTCATCATCAAATAGTCCTTATTACCGATTTAATTTCCATGATGTTTTCCCAACATCATTGTCTACCTTCATTATGAATACTCAAGATGATCCAAATACCATCATTACTGCCGATGCTACATTCAGGTATACTTACTACGATGTAGAAAAACTTTTCTAATACCGCTTGACAGAAGGTTACTATTAGTGTAACCTTCCGATTAAAGGATTTTATTATGCAACAACTGAATGACCTACTAGAAATGTGGCGGCAAGATGCCGATATTGACCGCACAGAACCCGGCAAAGCCTTGCTGGATATTCCCAAACTACACAGTAAGTACCTCAACATACTTTCAAAGCACCGTTTGCTTGCCAAAGAATCTCAATTCAAATACAATAAGATGAAGAAGTTGAAATGGGAATACTACACAGGTAAGTTAGACGATGATGATTTGGCCAAGTATGGATGGAAACCATTTCCATTTGTACTTAAAACCGACATCACTACATATATGGATAGCGATGAAGATATGAACAAACATCTTGCTCACAAAGCCATGCATGATGAAGTTGTTGATGTGTGTACCGCTATACTTAAAGAGTTGAATAGTAGAACATTTCAGCTCCGTGACTTTATAGCATGGGAAAGATTCATACAAGGTGTCGGATAATATAATATTACATAAGAAGGATGAAGCATTCATCCGATTTGAGTGTGACAGAAACATAGCACAAGAGCTATCAGACTACTTCACATTCTATGTTCCAGGTTACCAGTTTGTACCTGCGTATAAGAACCGCCTATGGGATGGCAAGATACGACTGGCAGACCTGAGAACATTTTCGATATATCATGGGTTGATTCCTTATATCCAAAAGTTTTGTGAAGAACGGGACTATAAGATACACATTGACCCTCATATCACAACAACAGAAAACTTCTCTGCAATTGAGGCTGATGAATTCGCCAAGTCTCTAAAATTGCCACATGAAGTTCGTGACTATCAATTAAAATCTTTCATACAGGCAATCCGTAATAGACGGATTCTTTTATTGTCGCCTACTGCATCAGGCAAATCCCTCATACTCTACTTAATTGTACGCTTTCTACAGCAAGAACACAAGAGGGGTCTGCTAATTGTGCCAACTACATCGTTGGTTGAACAGATGTATTCCGATTTTGAATCTTATGGTTATGATTCAGATGAATACTGCCATAGACAATACTCTGGTAAAGAGAAACACACTAGAAAGTTTTTGACTATCACCACATGGCAGTCAATATATAAAAATGAAAAAGAATGGTTTGAACAATTTGATTTTGTTCTTGGTGATGAGGCACACCAATTTAAAGCCAAGTCTTTAACTACCATTCTATCTGGTTGCACTAACGCTAGATATAGAATTGGTACAACTGGTACACTAGATGGTACACAAACACATCGTTTAGTATTAGAAGGACTATTTGGTCCAGTTTATAAAGCCACATCTACTGCCGAGTTGATTGATAAAGGCCAACTGGCAAGTTTTAAGATTAAGTGTCTGATACTTAAATATCCAGACCCTATCTGTAAAGAGGCTAGGTCATGGGACTATAACAATGAAATGGATTACATCGTTGGTAATAAGGCTCGCAATGAATTTATACGTAATTTAACCTTGTCTTTGACTGGCAACTCACTTGTTTTATTCCAGTTCGTAGAGAAACATGGTAAACAATTGTATGAGATTATCAAAGAAGATGCAGGTAAAAGAAAAGTATTCTTTGTATTTGGTGGCACCGATGTTGAGGTGAGAGAATCGGTTCGTGCGATTACTGAAAGAGAAAACGATGCCATTATTGTTGCGTCATACGGAACATTCAGTACAGGTGTCAATATTCGTAACCTACATAATATTATATTCGCTTCACCTTCAAAGTCCCGAGTTAGAAATCTACAGTCAATTGGCCGTGGTCTCCGACTAGGAGAAAATAAAGAAGAGGCAACTTTATTTGATATAGCAGATGACTTTAGAATTGGCAAATTTGCCAATTATACCTTGAAACATTTTGTTGAACGTGTTAAAATATATGATGAAGAAAAATTCAATTACAAATTCTACAATATCGAGCTTAAAAATGCCTGAATTAGAACCAAACATCCGAATTGTCCGTTTGCAAAGTGGTGAGGACATTATTGCAGATTGTATCCCTAGTTTAGATGAAGATACCGTGGAATTAAAAAGACCTATGCATATCATATTCAAAAGAATCCAAACTGGAAGAAGTATTATGATGATGATGCCTTGGTTGCCTGTTGAATTGATTAAAGAAAATACAGCTCACATCTATGGTGCAGACATTTTAACCTACATAGAACCCAAAGATGATTTGATTGAGTATTATAACAATGCCGTTAATGATGAAGATTTGGAGACTGCTTCAACTAGTTCTATTAGACCTCAATTGTTTGATGAAGATGAAGAACCAACTGATGAAGAATTAGAAGAAGAAGAATTGCAAGAGTTAATGGAAGAACGAAAGAAAAGTAAGGTACATTGATATGTTATATGATGATGTAGTAGTTGCTAAACCATGGGGCAAAGAATACCTTTGTTACCGAAATAAGAATGTTGCTATTTGGTTTCTCCATATTGAGAAAGACCAACAAACTTCTATGCATTGCCACCCTAATAAGAACACGGGGTTTGTTGTATTGAATGGTGAAGTTGAGTTATCGTTCTTACGCAATACTGTACCATTGAAAGCCTTAGATAAGATCCATATCTTTAGGTCTAGGTTTCATTCCACTAAGGCCATATCAGACGGAGGCGCATTCATTTTTGAAGTAGAAACTCCTGAAGACAAAGATGATTTAGTGCGATTAGAAGATGCATATGGCAGAGAGAAGACTCCGTATGAAGGCAAAAACTTTCATACACCAAGAACAGAAGACTGTCTAATGATACCTGAAGCTAAGGTTAGACCTAGACCTTTTATGTTCCAAGGTTGTGAAATCTCCCATTTAAAATTAATGAAAACTGACTTGTTGGATAAAAAAGAAGAAGAACTATACATTGTTACAGAAGGTGGTATAATTGCTTCGAAGAATCAAAATGTTGTATGGCCTGGTGATGTGATTGATGGTAAAACTTTGAGTCGCCTGTTAAATTCATTTCAGTTGCAGGCCAACACAACCATGATAAAGATTGTAAAATGATACACCTGTTTGATTTAGATTTAACAATATGGGAATGCTTTAATAAACATGGCCATTCCATTTGGGCCAAACAAATGGTTGCGCCATTTAAAACACAAGGCAATATTATTACCGATGACGTTGGTTCAACCTGTTTTTTAAAGTATGGTGTGAGAGATTATTTGGAGTATTTGAGAATTGAGAAACATGAACTTGGGTTTGTATCAGCAGGAAGGTATCTTGGTTTACCTGATACTTTCCAACCATCTATAGTATTGTTGAAAGAGTTTCAAATATACCACACATTTGACCTGTTGCGTATACTTGAATACAAAACTTACAATAAGGCCAATTTGGTAAAATTTATGGATACACCAGTTGTTTTCTATGATGACAATGAGGATGTGCTAAATAGTATTAGTGAGATAGAAAATGTAATAGCAGTTGACTCAAAAGAGATTAAAGACTGGACTAAATTGATAGGAAATAATTATGACAGATATATTGTTCGTACACCCTAATGCATCAGAAAAGATTTATCAGGGACTAGCAAAGAATAATGCCGCTATTGAACCGCCTATTTGGGCAGCAATGCTTGCCAATAGTGTTCGTACAAAAGGGCATCGACCAGAAATCTTGGATGCTGAAGTAGAAGGTTTAGATTACCTATCTGCGGCAAAAAGAATCACCGAATACAAAGCAAAGGTTGTTTGTTTTGTTGTTTATGGTCAACAACCATCCGCATCTTCACAGAACATGGAAGGTGCAACAGCAACCGCAAGAGAACTAAAGAACTTGGCACCAGATACATTCGTTGTGTTTGTTGGTGGCCACGTTGCAGCTTTGCCAATGGAAACAATGGACAAAGAAACATGCATTGATGCCGTATGCCAAAACGAAGGTGTATATACCCTACACGCTCTATTGAGTTTATCCAAGATTGATGACACAGAACTTAAAAGAGTTCCTGGTTTGGTGTTTAGAGACAGAGATAACTTTATACACATGAATGAATCGTCTGCCATTGTGGCTAAAGAAGATTTGGAACAAGACTTGCCAGGTATGGCATGGGACTTGTTGCCACCACTAAGTCGTTATCGCACCGCAGGCTGGCATTCATGGTCAAACAATACTGAGAAACAACCATTTGCCGCATTGTACACAAGTCTTGGTTGTCCATACAAATGTTCTTTCTGTATGATTAACATTATCAACAGAACAAAACAAGGACCAAATGTAACTAGCCAAGATAGTAATACATTTAGATTCTGGTCACCAGAGTTTATCATTAAACAGTTTGATGAAATTGCTCGACAAGGTGTTCGTAACGTAAAAATTGCCGATGAGTTGTTTGTTTTAAACCCAAGGCATTTTGAAGCCATTTGCGATTTGATTATTCAACGTGGTTATGATTTCAATATTTGGGCATACTCAAGGGTTGATACCTGCAAGCCTAAGTATTTGGCCAAGTTAGAAAAGGCTGGTGTTAAATGGTTAGGTCTTGGTATTGAGAACCCTAACAATGAACTGCGTAAAGAAATTCACAAAGAAGGATTTCAAGATGTTAAGGTATTAGACCTTATCAATAACATCCGTGATGCAGGTATCAATGTTGGTGGTAACTATATCTTTGGTCTACCATATGATACAAAAGAATCTATGGAAGCCACATTGCAGTTTGCAATAGAGAACCCAACAGAGATGGCCAATTTCTATTCTGCAATGGCTTATCCAGGTAGTCCATTGTATAATCAGGCTCGTATTTTTGGACAAGAGTTGCCAACAACCTATTCAGGTTTTAGCCAACACTCTTATGATACATTGAATCTAGGTAATAGTCATGTATCTTCAGCTGAAATACTTGCCTTTAGAGACAAGGCGTGGGATACTTACCACTCTAGTGAGAAATATTTGAATCTATTAGAGAACAAGTTTGGCCAAAAAGCAAAAGATGAACTTGATTCAACTAAGACGATTAAACTGAAACGTAAATTATTAGGAGATTAATTATGAAAGCATTGATTATTACATGGGAAAACTTTCAAGACCAAGAGCTGGTTTATCCATACTACAGACTAAAAGAAGAAACGGATGACGTAGTTGTTATGTCAAATGTGGTTGGTAAATTCTTTGGCATCATGGGTTCAAACATGACCTCACATGTCAATGTTGAACAGTTACATTACACTACAAATACTAATGGTGATTACTTCAATTATTATTTGGACAATTTTGACCTTCTTGTTTTGCCTGGTGGTGTTAAAGCTTTGGAAAAACTGAGACAAGATAAGACAGTCATTCGTTTTATTTCTGAATGGAACAAACAAGGTAAAGTAATTGCTTCTACATGTCATGGTGCTCAATTAATGATTTCAGCCAAGATTGTTGAAGGTCGTGAGATTAGTGGTTACTATAGTCTTGAGGATGATATCAATAATGCAGGCGCTAAATATGTTAATGCACCCGTAGTTGTAGATGGTAATATCGTATCATCACCACATTATGACCACATGGGTATTTGGATGAAAACTGCTATTGATATGGTGAAACAAAATGCCACTAAGTTATGAACTTGATAAAGAAATCTTCCGTAAGGCCTCATTGTGCCGTGCATTCGAGGAAGAAGTTTACAGACGGGTACAAGATAAAACTATAAAGATACCTGTTTATCTTTCTGCCGGACAAGAGTACACATCTGCTACTCTCGCCACTTATCTAGAATCTATTGATAAACAAATCTTCATTCAACACCGAGGACATTCTACATACTTGTCTTTCGGTGGTAACATTGAATCTCTTGTTTATGAATTGATTGGTGACCCAAGAGGTTGTGCCAATGGTATGGGTGGTTCTGCCTCAATTCAATGTAGAGAAAAACAAATCTATGGACATGATGGTCTTATGGGTTCGCATGTTCCAATTTCAACTGGCATGTGTTACGGCAATAAAAAACTAACATTATGTTTTACTGGTGATGCAGCTGGTGAAGAAGACTATTCATTAACTGCAATTGGTTGGGCATCAACAAAGAACTTGCCTATTTGGTACATCGTTGAAGATAACAACCTATCAATTCTTACTGAAAAGAAAGTAAGACGTAATTGGGAACTACAAGATGTAGCCAAAAGTATGAATGTAAGTGCATCTGGTTTACCTGATGACCCATTGATGATTTGGAATTTTATTGAATCACATAACATGGAAAAACCAATGTTATTAAATGTGACAACTAATCGTTTGTTCTGGCATGCTGGTGCAGGCGTTGATGACCCACATACATTCGACAGACACAAAATTTATATTGATAAGTTTGGCACCGATATTGTTAAAGAGGCCAAACAGAGAGTGAAGGAGGCATGGTCAAAATGTCTATCACATTAAGAGATACAATTAAAGAAACTGTTAGATATCATTTAACAGAAGAAAAAGGCCTTGCGATGGGTCAATGTCTAACTGCCGTTGGGTGGGTTGGTGGTACTTTACCTGAACTATA